TTAGCGTCCTTCAATAATTCTTCTATATATAATAATGCCACAGGCACAATGTCTGCTGTAGCAAATGCTTGCACAGGATAGTTCTTTATCTGTGTAAGATGGGATACTCTACCGCTAGAGCTACGTTTTACATCTGGGAAACTAAACTGTCTGCCCGATGGTATCGTAATCATACCAGTGTTTAGTGCTTCTTTGGCTAACTTGTCATGCCACTTACTTATGCCCTTGTACTTATTGACAAAGTGTTTGTAGTATGTAGCTTCAGCTTTTGTTCTACCAAATCCACTCGCACCATACAGAGGTGCAAACGTATGTGCCTTCGCTGTTGTTCTGTCTGTTGGCTGGCCTGCATCACTAATAACTTTAGCTGTGTAGCTGTGTACATCAAAGCCATCTTCTATTTCTTGCATAGCTACCTTGTCTTGTGACAAAAATGCAGCAGCTCTAAACTCTAGCTGTGCAAAGTCTGCTTCAAGTATCTTGCCTTTAATTCCAAACTCAGGTTTGTTCCAACGAGATACAAAGACTTTCTTAACTGGAAACGTACCACCTCTAGGCATGTTCTGCATATTAGGGTCTGCACCACTGAATCTACCAGTAGATGTGCGGTGTTGTAATAATCTTACGTGCAACATTTCATCTTGTTTGATATGTGTAGATATGCCATCGACAAAAGAAGATAAGTAAGTTTCTACTGCTGACAGCCTACGTACTTTGGATAAGAACTCCACAGCATCTGACATACCTCTAGACTTTGCTGCACTTTCTAACGTCTGAAGATTAATCTTGCTTGTGCTAAAACCATTCGCACTAGCCCACTTAGGACTTGGCGGTTTGAATCTAAGACCCGCAGGAGTAGATAGATTATCAAGAGTAAAGCCAGCGCTGTCGCATACCTTACAAATATTGGGTTTTGCAAAAGGTGTTCCATCTTTCTTTGTTCTCCTTATTTTTCCATTGCCATTACAACTAACACATTGTGTTGCTTTTGTCTTGAATATTCTTGTAGTGCCTTCAGCTATCAAGCTACGGAACTCATAGTCAGTCATGTATGGGTCAATCTTCTGACCCCAATAGTCTTTGTCTTTGACTTTCCTACCATAGATAACCCAGCCTAATTGTTCGGGACTGTTAAGATTAATAGGTGTGTCACCCATCAGAACACGCACTTGCTTCTGTAATGTATCTTGCAACTCGTTACGTTCTTTCTCAAACTCAATACGAACATCACGTAGTGCATTGAAGTCCACCTTGAACCCACGTTGATATATGCGTGCGAGTGTCACACATATTTGATTAGTCAATACAAATGTATCCATCAACTTTGAATACTTCTCTGTGTTCAGTTTGTACCAAAGCTTGTCAGATAATTGTTGAGTAGCATTTAAGTCTGCCGATAGATAAGATGACAACTCGTCAAATGGAATGTCTTTTACACTATAGCCTTTGGCAAAGTAATGCTTCAGCGTATCTTCTTTCTTTGTATCACACTTGTACCGTTCAGCACAGGCTTCTAATGACAAAGGTTGTTTAACACCACGTTGAAGAACATACTCAGTTAGCATGGTATCAAATACAGAGCCATCATATTTAAATCCAGACTCCCATAGCCACATCAAATCATGCGTAGCATTGTGACATATAATGATAGTTGCTTTGTCCAATGCGTCTTGAACAATCTCATGTCCATTTTCTGTGGACTCTCTCTCGCTGTGGTCAAACACAACGATGTTTTCTTCACCACTATCCCACAGCATACCAACCATAACCAAAGAGTTGCCGGCTTCAAAGGGGTCTAGGTGTAGCTTACCATCACGATGTGTAACAGTATTCTCTACATCAATAGTTAACTTCATCCTTCGTACCTCGCTGTCAAATAATTAAGTTCACAGTTTACCATACCGTGCCAACCGTTCAACTTATTCTTTACTATGTTTACGTGCCGTAGTGGACTCTCTTCCTCTTGCCCTTCTACTGATGGAGACTTAGCTATAAGGAACATAAGGTCAGCCTCTGCTGCCTTACCTGTTCGTGAGCCTTCCATCATAGACTGATTAAGTATAGTTCTGCCCTCTGCTTCAGCCGATAGCTGTGACATATAGAACACAGCACAATCATACTGCTTTGCAATACTTCGTGCGTGTATGGCATTAGCTTTCAATGCTTCATCTAGTCGAGCAAAGCCACCTTGTACAGCAAACTTATCCCCCAT